GGCTTACGCAGACAAGACGCGGTTCCCGGATGGTCCATGGTGCAAGAAGGGCGACTTCGTAGTCACCCGCGCTTACGCCGGGACGCGACTGAAGATCCATGGTACTGAGTGGCGGATTATTAACGACGACACGGTGGAAGCCGTTGTCGAAGACCCACGCGGCTATTCCCGCGCATAAAGGAGTGAGCAATGGCTGAGTTAGAAGAATTTAAGTTCCCAGATGAAAAGCCTGAGGCAGACGTTACAGTTGAAATAGTAGACGATACTCCACCAGAAGATCGTGGTCGCCAGCCTCTTCCCAAAGATATGGTAGAAGAGTTGGAAAAAGATGACCTTGAGGAGTACTCCGATAAGGTCAAGAAACGTCTAGGTCAGATGAAAAAGGTCTGGCACGACGAGCGTCGTGAGAAGGAGCGAGCCTCTCGTGAGCGTGAGGAAGCCCTAGACTTTGCTCAGAAGATTCATCATGAAAATCAAGCACTTAAGCAGCGGCTAAACGCAGGTGAGAAGATCTTCGCCTCGGAGATTACTAAAGCCGCAGAGTACGAAGCAGCGTCTGCTAAAGACAAGTTAAAACAGGCTTACGAGGCAGGGGACCCCGACCGCTTAACCGATGCTCAGGAAGCGCTTACAGAAGCAAGACTTAAACTTCGCGAAGCAAAACAGTTCCGGCCCTCTTTACATGATGACGAATTGGTAGTACAACAGACACCACAGGCCCAACCGACACGAGTTCAGCCTGACGTTAAAGCCGAAACTTGGCGTCAGAATAATACTTGGTTCGGTGCTAATAGAGCGATGACCTCCTTAGCGTTGGCCCTGCATGAAGAGCTAGTTGAGTCTGGTGTAGATCCTCGCAGCGATGGCTACTACCAGTCTATAAATAGGACGATGAGGAAGCGGTTCCCGGAAGAATTCGACGAACCGAATCCCCGTACGGAGGAACGGGCAGACCCCGCTCCCCGCAGAAACAACACAGTCGTTGCGCCAGCTACGCGGTCTACCGCGCCTCGTCAAGTTCGTATTACAGCATCCGAAGCGTCCATCGCCAAGCGTATGGGTATTACTCCGGAAGCGTACGCGCGTGAAAAACTAAAGCTGGAGAACAACAATGGCTGAGAATCGCATTCGACGTGATCTTGAGAGCAGAGAAACCACCACGCGAGATGAAGCGTGGAGTCCACCTGAGACCCTCCCAATGCCCAATCCAGTTCCCGGTCGGGTATTTCGATACATCCGTATCTCCACCATGGGCGCGGCTGACCCGAAAAACGAGTCAACCAAACGGCGTGAGGGATGGGAGCCAGTTAAGGCGGCTGATGTTCCAGAGGTCATGCATTACGGCGATGGCAACCCTACTAGTCGATACAAAGACTGCGTAGAAATTGGTGGCCTCGTACTTTGTAGCGCCCCTGCTGACCTGATGAAGAAGCGCGATGACTACTATCGCAAACAAGCTCAGGCTCAAGTAGAGGCAATTGATAACTCGTTCTTGCGTCAAGAAGACAAGCGTATGCCGCTCTTTGCCGAGCGTAAAACCGCTGTGTCTTTCGGACGTGGTAAATAATCTACTTTAAGGAGCCACAATGGCATATCCAACTATCTCAGCCCCGTACGGGCTTAAGCCGGTTAACCTGATTGGTGGTCAAGTATTTTCGGGTTCGACCCGCGAAGTACCCATCCAATACGGTGAACCAACTAGCATTTTTTATGGCGATTTCGTCAAGGTCGCACAGGGTTTCGCGCAACGTTTGTCAGTTAGCACCGGCGGCGGTGCATCAGGTTTGGTCGGCGTTTTCCTTGGCTGTTCGTATACCAACCCGCTGACGAAGCAGAAGACCTTCTCGCAGTACTGGCCCGCCAGCACCCTTGCGGGCGACGCTGTTGCTATCGTTTGCGATGACCCGGATACGGTCTTCAAGGCTGCTGTTTGCTCCGCTACCACGGTGCTTGCTTCTGGCAGCTACGCGATGATTGGTCAGAACTATCAGATGATCAACAATACGGGTAGCACTGCAACTGGCGATTCCGCCAATGCGCTACTTTATTCTGCGACTCTGACCACCAGCACCTTCCCAATGCGCGTAGTCGGTGTGGTACCGGATACTGCTGCGGCGGTTTCTGCTACGGGTTCGTCGACTTCAACGACGATTACGTTGACGGGTTCGGGCCTTCCGAGCGCGATTGTGGCGGGTACGGACGTGTCGTACATTGCTGCGAACGGTCAGCTTATCCGCACGGGTTCGTTCGTAACGGCGGGTTTCGCAGCGGGTACGACCAGCAGCATCACGATTAACGTCGCTGCTTCTTCGTTGGGTTTGGCGGCTACGGCAATCCCAGCAAGTTCCACCATTGTGTTTACTCAGATTCCGGAGATGCTCGTTAAGATCAACTTCGGTATCCATGAGTATTACACCACTACCGCAGTCTAAGGAGTAATTAACAATGGCAATTTCACGCGCACAACTCCTTAAGGAACTGCTCCCCGGCCTGAACGCTCTGTTCGGTCTTGAGTACACGTCCTACGGTGAGGAGCATAAGGAACTGTTTGAGGTCGAGACCTCGGAACGTTCTTTTGAAGAAGAAACGAAGCTCTCGGGCTTCTCGGCGGCTCCGGTTAAGAACGAAGGTCAGGCTATTGCGTACGACAATGCGCAGGAAGCATGGACCGCTCGTTACAACCACGAGACCATCGCTCTGGGCTTCTCGATCACTGAAGAAGCGATTGAGGACAACCTATATGACTCGCTGTCGAAGCGTTATACCAAGGCTCTTGCCCGTGGTATGGCGTACACGAAGCAGGTCAAGGCTGCGTCGGTTGTCAACAATGGCTTTAGCGCCGCCTACACGGGTGGTGATGGTCAGGCGTTGTACTCGACGGCTCACCCGCTGGTTAACGGTGGTACCAACAGCAACACGTTCACCACTCAGGCAGATCTTAACGAGACCTCGCTTGAGGCTGCGGTCATTCAGATCGCAGCGTGGACTGACGAGCGTGGTCTGCTCATTGCTGCGAAGCCACGCAAGCTGATCGTTCCTCCGGGCTTGATGTTCGTTGCGAAGCGTCTGCTTGACACGGAACTCCGTGTCGGTACGACTGACAACGACATCAACGCTCTGAAGTCGATGGGTTCGGTTCCGGAAGGCTACAAGGTCAACCACTTCCTCACGGACAGCAACGGTTGGTACCTCCTGACGGACGTTCCTAACGGTCTGAAGCACTTCGTGCGTACGCCGCTCTCCAATTCGATGGACGGCGACTTCGACACGGGCAACGTGCGTTACAAGAGCCGCGAGCGTTATAGCTTCGGCTGGAGTGACCCACTGGGCACCTTCGGTTCGGCTGGTTCGACCTGATCGAACGGGGGGAGGGGGTAAAACCCTTCCCCCCACTAATTTTTAAGCCACGTCAGCCCTAACGGGACAATGCATAGATGACGTGGCAACTTGTGCATAAGGAGTATTGAAATGGGTTTAGCTACACATCTTGGTCCGTGGTTGCTCGGTACAGTTAAGAACACCACCGGCACGACGGCGGGTACGATCCGTAACATGGGATCGACCATGGTCATACAGAATGCGACGTATACGACCCCATCGGGTGTATCCACATCTGCTGCGTACACGGGTACTACAACGACTATCGCAGTTCTTCCGGCGGGTTCGATCATTCATGCGATTATCGCTGACGTAACGACTGCGTTTGTGGGCGCTTCTGGTGCTACTACGCTGACAGTTCAAACGGGTAACGCTACGACTGGTCTGACTACTAACTACGCTTCGGCTACGGCGCTTGGTTTGCTTACTGCTACGTCTACACTTACGGCTGGGCGTTCAACGATCACTCCGTCTACTTCGGGTTCCCCGATTGTCCTTTCGTTGTTCAACAACGTAGGTACTTCGGACCTGATCATTCAGGTTGTATTCGCCACGGTTGGTAACTACACCTCGGGCGGTACGGCGAACTTCCAGATTGCTTATTCTGTCCGTCAGCCTGACGGTACCTATGCTCCGACCTCCTTTACTGGTCCGTAATTAGGAGTTAGTCATGGGTAACCAAACTCATCCGAGTCCTACGTTCCCGCAGTATCCGGGCGGTGCGGTAGCCGTTAGCACGGTAAGTGACAACACTCTCGCCAAGATCTCCGTGATCTACGTAGGTGGCGCGGGTAACGTCAACGTACTGACGGCTCAGAACGACACGGTGACCTTCTATGGCCTCAATGCGGGGACAGTGATCCCCGTACAGGTCGTGAAGGTCTTCTCGTCGGGTACGACCGCAACTAACCTCGTAGCAATCTACTAGGAACCGTCATGACCTTCGGCCTTGGCTTCGGTCTACCAAGAGGCGGGAGTCCTGCGGGACTCCCCGCTTTTGCTGCTAATTTTATTGGTGGATCGCTCCCTACGGGATCAACGTTTAGTCGTGGGACTATTGGTACGCTGTACAACCAGAGCGGCTTGGTAGCGTATGCGCCTAGTAATTTGCTGACGTATAGCGATCAATTTGATAATGCCGTTTACTCAAAATCCAATAGTACAGTAACTGCAAATTCGGCAACGTCGCCAGATGGAACGACAAATGCTGATTCATTGATTCGTGGCGCTACTAATGCAAGCGAATCAATGCTTCGTATTACAACTACGCAAGCAATTAGCACTGCATACACATTCTCTGTTTACGCAAAAGCAGTAACCGCAGGTGCGTATTTGTATTTAAGAAATCTTGCAGTTGATTTTGGATTACCAAGCGGCCTTGTTGTTTTTAACCTTGCAAACGGCACTATTGTTTCAAGTGGTTCTTCTTATCCGTCACCTATTATAACTTCAGTAGGAAACGGTTGGTATCGTTGCGTTATTAGCGGAACTACACCTGCCTCTATTACAAACAACCTTGCTGATATAGGCGTGTGCAATGTTGCTAATACAGTAACGGGCATTTCCGGCGATACTATTTACATTTACGGCGCTCAACTTGAGAACTCCCCATCGGCAACGCAGTACACGCCTACTACGAGCGCTGCTGTCTACGGCCCTCGGTTTGACTTTGATCCCGGTAATGTGTTGCAGCAGAATTTGCTGACGTACAGTGAGCAGCTTACAAATGTAGCCTACAGCACGACATCTGCAACGACTGTTGCAAATTCATTCATTTCGCCAACTGGAACGCTGACAGCAACATCACTTATAGAGGCGGCTACAGCTTCAATCAGCCCTCGATTGAATCCTACGGCACAGACGTTTATTGCTGGTCAGAAATTCAACATTAGCGTCTATGCAAGGTCTATTACCTCTGGCAGATACCTTGCATTTGCTGGGCTTGGAGTTTCTGCTGCCGGAGAGGTTCCGGTATTTAACCTAGACGCCGGAACTGTCTCGACCGCAGGGACCAGCGTTGTCTGCAAGAGCGCGACAATTATAGCTGTTGGTAACGGTTGGTATAGATGCTCTATGAGCATCGTTCCTGCCACTACGTCTACATTCGTGATTCAATTAACCAACTCTCCAACTGGTGGCGCTGGTGCCGCCCCGTCGTATAACGGAGACGGTGTTTCTGGTCTCTATTTGTGGGGGCTACAGAATAGCGATAGCTCCGCGATCCTCCCCTACACCGCGACGACGACGGCTGCGATCACGCAGTGCGCCCCCAAAGGGTTGCTGATCGAGGAAACGCGGACGAACTCGCTGTTGCAGAGTGAGGACTTCAATACGACGTGGACGACTTTAAGCTCGACGGTTGCGACGAACTCCACTACTGCGCCTGATGGGAACACGACCGCCGACAAGGTGACAAGCCTCGCGGCTACTGCCGTGACTGCCGTGCAGCAGGTCCTGACGGGTACGGCTGTCGCGTGGACCTCTTCGGTCTACGCCAAGGCGAACGGTGCGCAGTACCTCCAGCTTCTGTGGCAGACGCCGATCAATGCTACCGACTACGCAAACTTCGATTTGCTCGGTGGCACCGTCACGGCAGGTACGAACACGGCCTCGTCCATCCAGTACGTCGGCAACGGCTGGTACCGCTGCACGATCACCAGCACGCTGATTGCTGCGGCTGGTACGGTCCTGATCTACATGGTCGATACGAGCGGTGCTACACGCGGAGCCGCGTTCACGGGCGATGGTACGAAGGGCGTCTATCTCTGGGGCGCTCAAGCCGAGATCGGAGCCTTCGCCACCTCCTACATCCCGACTACTAGCGCGACGGTGACTAGGAACTTTGATAATTTGCGCATCACAAGCATCCCTTGGTTTAATGCTTCGGCAGGTACGTTTGTTGCACAAGCGGATAATCTTTCGATTACAGCAGCTAATCAAGCAATTTGTGCTTTTAGCGCGGGTACAGTATATGGCACAGGTAATGGTTTTTTGTTGCGTAAATCAACAACAGCAACAAATGTTGAAACTGGCGGCAACACTTCCTCTTTAGCCGCAACTGGAACTATTACAGCAAACGTTCCGTATAAAGCAGCGTCAACTTATCAAGGCGTAAACATGGCGTTAACGCTTAACGGCGGAACACCAACAACTGCGACAACCAATGACTTTACTGGAAGCGGCACAACAACGCTTGTATTAGGAGCGCTTACCACTGCATTTGTGCAAGGTATGTCGGGCCATCTCCGCTCTTTCAGTTACTACAATTACGCGCTGACTAACGCGCAGTTACAGCAGATTACAACGTGAGTAAATGGATCCAAAAAGCGGTCAAGCATCCCGATGCCAAGCGTAAGTAAAAAGCAGCACAACCTTATGGCAGCGGTGGCGCATAACCCCGGCTTTGCTAAGAAGGTTGGTATCCCACAATCGGTCGGTAAAGATTTTAATGAGGCAGACAAAATGAAGCGTAAGAAGTTTGATGAGGGTGGTGCGGCTGGTGCTCTGCGTATCAGTGATGTCGATCCGGACGTGACCAATACTGAAGCCGCGTCTAAGGACGTGACCAATACTGAAGCCGCGTCTAAGGATGAAGCGCCTACTCCTGCTCGGCAGTTGCCAGCCTCGGACATTGGCTCTTCGTCGTTCGGTCGTGCGTTCCGCGATGCGCGTAGTTCGGGCGATAAGACGTTCACGTGGCGTGGCAAGTCCTATAACACGAGCATGGCGAAGCCCAAGACGCTCCTGCCAGATGGCGGCAAGTACAGCATGATGAAGGGTTCGGGTAGCCTTGATAAATACAACAAGGCTGCGGGACTCAAGTACGCCAAGGGCGGCAAAGTCGGCATGGGATCCAAGGTCGCTAGCTACTTCGCTAAGAAGGGCGAGAAGGGTCTTGCAGCACACGAGAACCGTGAAGCTAAAGGCAAAGAAGAAGATACCAAGTCCATCGCCAAGCGTGAAGAAGCCGCCCTTAAAGGTGCGCCGAAGTCGATGAAAGACTACGAACACAAGGAACATAAGGCTATGGGCTTCAAGAAAGGCGGTGCATCTAGACCTCGTAAAGGCAAGGGTATTAACCCCGCCATGTTGGCTGCATTGGCAGGTGCTGGTGGTCCTCCTCCGGGCATGGGTGGCCTTCCTCCGGGTATGGGTGGCCCTCCTCCGGGCATGGGCGGTCCTCCTCCGGGCATGGCCATGAAGAAGGGCGGCATGACGGGCAAGCAGCTATCTAAAACGGATACCGAGAACAAGGGCGGCACGTCCAAGATCGGTGGCGGTATTGAGAGTAAGGGCGCAACCAAGACTCGTGTCGTGTCTACTGGCCGTGGCATGGGCATTGCGAAGACCGGTACGCGCCCTGCGAAGATGTACGCCAAAGGTGGTGGCATTGAGTCCAAGGGCAAGACCCGTGGGCGGTTCTGCTAAACCATGAAAGCTTCACGGGGCATGGGGGCTATCGACCCTAGAAAGGTTCCCTCCCTCAGTCGGGGAAGGTCCCCCCATGCCCCCGTGGAGGCTTGTTCAGGTGGAAGAATGGCTAAAGGCGGACTAGCTTGGACTCGTAAGGAAGGCCAGAACCCCAAGGGCGGTCTAAATGCCAAGGGTCGGGCCTCATATAACAAAGCCCACGGGGCACACCTCAAGGCTCCACAGCCCGAGGGCGGGTCTCGTCGAAAATCGTTTTGTGCCAGAATGTCTGGTATGAAGCGTAAACTGACAAGTAAGAAGACAGCGAGCGACCCAGATAGTCGGATTAACAAGTCCTTAAGGGCGTGGAACTGCTAATGACTTACAATCTCAGCGGCACAGATACGTTCAATCTTAACCTCAACGATATTGTCGAAGAGGCGTTTGAACGGTGCGGGGGCGAACTCCGCTCGGGCTATGATTTGCGCACGGCGCGGCGCAGCCTGAATCTGATGCTGGCTGAATGGGCTAACCGGGGAATTAACCTCTGGACGTTGGATACTGGGTCTATAGTTCTGTCACCCAGCGTAGCAACGTACAACCTACCTATAGATACAGTAGATCTATTAGATCATGTGACTAGAACAGGGTCGGGTACGAATCAGATCGACATCAATATTACTCGGATCTCCAGTTCGACCTACATATCTATCCCTAATAAGACTGCTACGGGACACCCCAGACAGGTATGGATTAACCGCCTGACAGGCGCTACAAACTCGGTGGGAACTACGGTTTACCCGACTATTACGGTCTGGCCGACTCCGGATAATTCGACTACCTATACGTTCGTATATAACCGCTTAAAGCGGATGCAGGATGCAGGGAACGGCGTGAACGGACAGGACATCCCATTCAGGTTCCTCCCAGCCATGGTAGCTGGGCTATCGTACTACTTGTCTATGAAGCTCCCCGGTGCCGATACGCGTAGCATGGGGTTAAAAGCCGCATATGAGGAAGAGTGGCAGCGAGCCGCAGATGAGGATCGTGAAAAAGCGTCGATCCGGTTCGTTCCACGTGAAACGTTTTTACGGTGATGTATGGCTAGTCGTTGGTCATCAGCTAGAAATTCAATAGCGGAGTGTGACCGCTGCGGGTTCCGCTACAAGCTGACGGAACTCAAACAATTGGTGATTAAGACCAAAAACGTCAATATTAAGGTTTGTCCTACCTGTTGGGAGCCTGACCAACCCCAGCTTCAGTTGGGTCTATACCCCGTTAACGATCCCCAAGCGGTACGCGACCCTCGTCCAGATACTAGTTATTATGAGTCGGGGAACAATGGCGCAGGGGGGAGTCGGGTCTATCAATGGGGCTGGAATCCGGTAGGATATAATACGTCGTTTCTACCTGAAACCCCCAACGACCTAATCGGTGTTGGAAGCGTTGGAACAGTAACGGTTATTTGTTCTTAAGTGTAGAGGAATATGACTATGAAAAAAGATAGCAAACCGGCCCCCCGCTCTAAGGGTGGCCCCTCATCGATGGATCGTAAAAAGTACGGGCGCAATATGTCTCGCGTTATGAATCAACGCGGCGGCAAACGGGGATCGTAATGGGTAACGACAAGTTTTCGTGGTTTGGGTTTGACGAAGAACCTATCGGCAAATACAAGCAGCCTGTAGCCAATACAACCCCACCGGGAAGTGGCTATCCGCAGACTGACATCGACATGGACGGCGTTACCGTCAAGGGTCGTTGGCCTACGGGTACCAAGAAGAAGTCACGCATGGATATGCGTGGTACGGGTGCGGCGACTCGTGGCAAGAAGTTCTATCCGGAAGACTGATAAATGGTCGTCACTTATACAGTAAGCGTTAGTTCCCCGACGAACCTCTGGCAGTTGATCCAAGACTATTGCCAGAACTCGGAGCCAACGTTTCTTGCGGATATACCAACGTTTGTTCAGTTGGCTGAAGAGCGGGTCTATAACTCCGTTCAGATCCCGGCTATCCGTAAGAATCAGACTGGTTTTATGTCTTTAGGTAATAAATACCTGACACTGCCTACGGACTGGTTGGCTACATTTTCGCTGTCTGTAATTGACCCGACTTCTCAGGCTCAGACGTTCATGATAGATAAAGACGTGAACTTCATTCGTGAGTCTTTTCCGGTCCCAACGTCTACGGGGACCCCGACGCATTATGGGCAGTTCGATCAGAATACTTTGATTCTAGGACCGACACCCGATGCGCCTTACGCAGTGGAGCTTCATTACTACTATTACCCTGAGTCCATCGTGACGGCATCGTGTTCATGGGTAGGAAACAACTTTGGCGAAGTGCTTCTATATGGAGCCTTACGCGAAGCCTATTTGTTCATGAAGGGTGAGCAAGATATCATCGGCTACTACGAACAAAAGTATCAGGAAGGTATGGCGCTGCTTAAACAGCTCGGCGACGGTAAGAACCGCCAAGATGCCTACAGGTCTGGACAAGTTAGGGTGCCAGTACAATGAGTATTACCCAATGTATGACTACCTCGTTCAAGGTGGACTGTCTGGGCATAGTGTCCAACGCCAAAATCGCTTTATATTCTATTGCTAATGGCGCAGCATTGGATGCGACTACAACGGCATACACCATAACGGGTGAAGTAGTAGGTACGGGTTATACGGCTGCTGGAAAGACGCTGACGGTCAGTCAGGCACCTAGCTCTTCCGGTACCCCCTCGACAACGGCATTTATGAACTTTGCCGATATATCTTGGGGGCCGGGGGCTTCATTTAGCGCAGACGGTGCATTGATATATAATGCGACAACAGGGCACTCAATTGCTGTGTTGTCTTTTGGTGGTACCAAGACAGTCGCCGCAAGTATCTTTACTATTCAGTTCCCTGTCGCTGGTACAGGTTCTGCAATCGTTCAAATCGCATAGAGGGGTTTATGAGCAGTAAGCGATCCAAAGAAGGCTATTTAATTCTTGATCATCGGGCAAGCCAAGGGGTACCTGATGAAGTCATGGTTAAAGAGGGATTACCTCCCGGCGCAGGTCGCGGAGTCTTTGAGTCTGCGACTTATACGTGTTCGCATTGCGAGTACGTTGTGGTGCTTAATCCCAATCGTACTCGTGAACGTGAATATTGCCGTGGCTGTGACAGTTACATCTGTGACGGTTGTGGCGAGCAGAAAAAACTGGGGAAACCCTGCAAGACTTACGCGCAGATTATTGATGAAACAATGAATGCTGCTGCAAAGCAGTCTGATTTAATTATTATTCCTTAAGGAGTTTCTACAATGGCTAAGGTATCCAGTCAATTTTCATCGGTCCCAATGACCCTCACCACTATCGGTAGCGCCGCTGCTACTGGTGGCTTCATGGCGCTTCTTGGCGTTGCTTCGTCGGTCGCGAAGATCAGTGAAATCTATATGGGCGGTGAAGCCGGTACGTCTTCGCAGGTGGCGAGCATGGTGTTTGCGCGTGTTACCACGCTAGCAGGTACCCCTGCTGTAGGTAACGCTACGACTATCTTTACAGATATCACGTCTGTCGCACCTACGTTGGCTGCTACTCCGGGGTTCACCGCTGCGACTACTGGTCCGACTTCGGCATCGGGTTCGCAGATTCTTCACTTGTCATACAATGCGTACGGCGGCATTGTGCGTTGGGTGTCGTCGCCTGATCAACAGATCACGATGTATGGTGCCGGTGCATATACCGTGGGTACTCAGGGTACCGGTGGTAGCATGAACTTGATTCAAGTTGGCGGCACGGCATCCACGATGTCGGGTCACATCTTGTACGAAGTGATGTAATGACGATAGGAGAGCCGAGGTAGCACTCGGCTCTCAATTCTTAAAATAGCCGGTCTTTAGGAGACGGGGGTGACCGTACAGGCGGTATTTACCGGCTATATATCAAGTGGAGCCGGAAGTACCACAGCGGGAACCACGCTAACCGTTTTATCGGTTACGTCGGGTACGATTGCCATAGGGCAAAATATCAGCGGTACAGGTGTTACTGCTGGTACTCGCATCACTGCGGGTTCAGGTCTCTCTTGGACTGTTAGTGTTTCGCAAACTGTAGGTGCGACAGCGGGTATTGCGCTAACAGGCAATACTCCTTTCAATCAAGTTGATTGGGTAACGCCCCCGGCTCGCGTACATCCAACGTACGTACCGCCCGATACGCTGATTCAGCGAAAGATCTCGGCACCATTTTGTCAGACTGATTGGCCGAATCCTGTCCTACCGAAAGCTCCATCGGTTGCTCATACCTTTATAGGATCTGTATTGGCATTAGGGCTGCTAGTTAACGCACCCCCGAATAAGCCAAACGATTTCCCGAACCCTGTTACCCGCATTGCCGCACAACAGGACGTAGGTAGCAACAACACGATTCGCTTAGTACCGCCGCCTCCAGTTAGGCCGGTAGATCTTCAGAATCCGGCAGTTAAGGTCTACCCGACGACAGACCAGCCAGACTTCACGCGCTATCTCGCGGTACCGGGGCCATTTAGGCAAGTTGATTGGCCGAACCCATCAGTTAAGGTCTATCCGCAACCCGATGTAGTTGAAAACTCGACGATTCGTTTAGTGCCACCGCCTCCAGTTAGGCCGGTCGATGCACCGAACCCATCAGTTAAGGTCTACCCACAACCAGACGTAGTTGAGAACTCGACGATCTATCAGGTGCCGCCACCTCCAGTTAGGCCGGTAGATGCACCGAACCCATCGGTTAAGGTCTACCCACAACCAGACGTAGTTGAGAACTCGACGATTCGTTTAGTGCCGCCGCCTCCAGTTAGGCCGGTAGATGCACCGAATCCGTCAGTTAAGGTCTACCCGCAACCGGACGTTGTTCAAAACTCGACGATTCGCTTGGTGCCGCCGCCTCCGGTACGCCCAGTAGATCTTCAGAACCCGTCTGTACGTGTCTACCCGACGCCTGATCAGCCGGACTTCTTGCGCTTGTTGGGAGTACCGGGGCCATTTAGGCAGTCAGACTTCCCGAACCCCTCGGTTAAGGTCTACCCGCAACCAGACGTAGTTGAAAACTCAACGATCTATCAGGTACCGCCACCTCCGGTACGTCCGGTAGATGCACCGAATCCGTCAGTTAGGGTCTACCC